ATTACTTGACTTGGTGTCATACAAGCCTAAGTTATCCCGCAAGTCACTGCCGGGATTCTTAATGTCATCCGCACGGCTATTCAAATAAGCTTTAATGTCCTCAACGTACTCAGGCTTAACTGGGCCATTCTTAAAGCCTGATGCAAACCCAATTGTGTATTGTGGCTGCCCAGTAGGACTTGACTCTAAATGGAATTGGAATGTAGCAACAGGCAATCCATTTTCCATGTTGCGCATGCTGATCAATTGATCGCCATTGACAGCAGCACGAGCATAACTAGTTGAGTCACGTGTTGCTTTAGGATTAAGACGTCCTGTTGCCGGATCATAAATAGGTTCATACCTACGCTTGGCATGCGCAGGTGCCCATGGATTACGTGTACCTTCAGCGGCGGTACAACCCTCTGCAATGCAATGATCCAAGACAGCAGTGTCATCACTAACCAAGCGCACAATCTCTTGTATAGGTAATGCATTGGTAATCTCCAATGCGCCAAGATTGCCAAACACTTTGTCATTAGATATCATGTCATGTAAAGTATTACGCATATTGGTCTGCGCTTTATTAACATATGCAGCTATTTCAGCTTTCTCTGCTTTCTCTTTAACAGCACGAGCTTCAGCAGCTTTGCGCACATACGCATCAACCGGTGTCTTTGCAACTTTATCTAAAGGAATCTTACCTGACATGACGTCTTTATAAAAATCTTTTGCAATATTCTCAAAGCCTAGCATATCCAATACATTACCACCTGATGTTGTATAAATCTTTTCAGAGTCAGGCGTCTTTTCTACTGATGGAAAGAACTGCCTTTCACTGTAAGGCAATTGTCTATTAATGTCTTTTTTAGACTTAGCAGATATGCCAAGGTCAGATAGCTTTTCATACTCAACGCCCAATCGTAAGTTATCAAACTCTTTTTGCAACTTATCGCGTTTACGCGCCAATGCTTGAACTGGGTTTGTTGTTGCCGCGTACTCAGGCAAATCTGCAGGGTCTAACAAGCCTTGTGATCTTGCAACTTCTGCCAAACGCGTACGCTCACCCTCAGCTGTACGCAACTCTTGGTTTGCGGTTTGTAGTTCTTGGAATTTAGCTTGCTCAACATCTTCAAGTGCAGACTCACCTGGCATGCCTGCTTGCTCACGTTTACTACGCAATCCTGCATTGCTAACTGCAGAACTAGCATTTTCAAATATAGTCTCAGTAGGCAAATACGTTATACCTTGTGAAGCCAGCTTAACCAACGGGTCGCCTTCAGCGCCTAAATTCTTTGATAAGTAATTTGTAAATTGCCCTTTAATCCAAGAAGCTGCCGCGTCATGCCGAGCTTCCACCTCACCTGTTGAAGGCAACTTCAACGCACCCTTAAGCCGTTGGCCTTCCGCCGTGTTAAGAAACTCATCATATATTTTCATTTCATATGCAGCACGAGCTTGAGGATCGCTAAAAAGAACGTTAAATGCGTCCCTAGCGTCTGCAAGGGTTGGTGCATCAGGATATAAGTCTTTAATTTTTTGATCTGTAAAGTTTCTTAATTCTTGTTTAAGCTCTAAACGTAAATGTGGCTCAGTAGTTGTCTCACCAACATGTGAATTGCGCACTTCATACATTACATTCTCAGGCGACAATGGCCCTTCACGTGTGCCCATCACATCACGTACAAGTGCAGGTATATGGTTAAATAAAGGCCTAACATTGGTAGACTCAGGCACAACAGGCATTGTCAACCGCGTGCCTTGTGGCCGCATAGCATACATGTTAGTCTCAGGTGTAAGCGCCTCAGGGATACCAGGCAGTGTGCTTAAGCCTTGCGCTCTACGTTGCTCGGCAATGCGACCTACATCTTCAGCAAGGCCTTGCAGCTTTGCGCCCATCGTTGGTTGATTGGTCACCGTATCAAGACGGGTTACGCCTGACTGCGCATTCTGAAAGTCGGTAGGTATATCACGGACTTGACGGCCAACCCTTGTAGCCTCGGCACCTAACACCCTGACATCATGCGGTGTAATCAATGGGCGAGGGGAGATAGGCATTGACCCTGGCATTCCAGACCCTGGGCCGCCTGCAGGTAAATGTAAAGCATCAAACGTCTTGCCTAAACCCTCTTGTGCTTGTCGCATCAATGGTGTTTGCAAGTCTGCTTGAAAGCGTGCTGCTTGTTCTGGCGCATCAGGCCTTACGACTCTGTTAGCAGCTTCCAATGCCGAAGCCTCATCACCTACAGCTCTGTGTAGTTGTTCTGCGCCCCTTGCTTGTATGTTGCCTAATACACCAACACCGGCGCCTACAAACGGACTTAGCATGTTTGTACCCATTCGCGACATATCGCGCAAATATAACGGTGCAAGCATTGGGTGTGATTGCGCAGCTATTTTCTTAAGCTGGTCCTTGACAGTGTCAAGAGGACTTACGGTCGCGGCAGTAGGGTTTACGCCATCATCGCCAATTGGATTGCCTAACTCATCGTACTGCATTGCCATAACTTAGGCTCCTTGTATCATACGGCGTATGGGTTTACCCTTCTTGGCCTGTCCTCTGGGTAGACTTCGCCTGGATCATACACCGGATCTATGTTAATGAGGCCCATGTCTCGCAAAACTCTTAATGCCTGTGACGTTGTGTCGACCAAGTCATCATGTCTAACTTCCGGGAAGGCGCATAGCTGACTTATCAATGCCTCAGCCCAATCACGAGCCATGCCCGGTTTGATAACAGACTCGGGAATGTAGACTCGGCCACGTTGAATGATGGGCGCAATAATGTTAAGCCGCGTCATCTTGTCTGCATTGCCCGGGTTATAGCCACGAACCGGTAGGCCTGCACGTTGCAAGTCTTGTATGAGTGAGATGCCTGCAGACTTGTCCTCAATCACGATGAGGTCGACCTTCTTCCCATGCCCGAACTCATTCTCATCGCCATAGATCGCAGCATACTCATCTACGACCTTAGGTCGCAAGTCTGGGTACTGCATGTACTCTTCCCAGCAATCAATGAGCATCACGCTCATAGGCTTATCATCACTAGGTTTGAAGATGCCCCACACCGAGCAGGCTGTTGGATCGTTCTTAGTCTTGTCAGACGTGGCACAGTCGTAACTCTGCACGACATACTGAAAGCGTGGCAGCGGCTTATCGTTAGGCCAAAGCTTGAACCAATCACGTTTGATGACACCGGATTCTTCAGGATCTAAGATCTCCGCATGAATCTCTTGTCTACCAAGCTTAGTTCCCTCATACTGGAGGATCTGATTCTTGAAAGTTGGAGCGAGGTTGTGGATGTTGTCATACGTACTGGCCATGGTGTACACCACATCTTTGCCGTCGCGGTTAACCAGATCCACTATCAAGGGCTTTGGCTTAGGCGTTGTGGTACATATCAGCTTAGGATGTTTACCTAAACGCAATCCAAAGTTAAGCATGTCCCATGATTCGTCCAAGTATTCCCAAGCAGCCAACTCATCAAGCCAACCACCATGAAACTGAGGTCCGCGGAATCGATTAGGCTCAGACGCCGGAATCCCTTTAATGATCGACCCATTCTTAAGTTTGATCTCATGCAAACTTTTGATGTAATCACCAACTAAGATATCGGGAATCACGTTCAATAAGCCTGACTCGCCTTCAAAGCAAACGTCGCGGACATCGGAGCTTGTAGGCGCTGATACGAGCCATCGTGTGTTAGGCTGAGTCCATGCTGCCCACCAAGTCCACTCAGCAGCGCAACGAGTCTTGCCTGCGCCACGCCCCGCTAACAGAAGCCAAATCACCCACCAATCGCCTGAAGGAGGGACCTGATGCTTGCTTGCCGCCATCAACCACTTAAGTCTTGCCTGCGTTGCAGCCTTTTGCTCAGGCGTAAGTGCGTCTAACTTAAGTGAGCCCCGAAGGCGTTGCTCAAACTGATCAATTAGTTCCGGACTCAGCATCGTCTTGTCTTAGACTTAGCAAATCATTAAGCAAAGCTTGTGAGAAGTCATGCACAACGTCAACTTGAACTGCGCCATCGTCTTTGCCAACAATCTCATGCTTAGTATTTTCGCGATACTCACGCGGAAAGCGTGCAGACATTGATCGCGACCAGAGCCCTGTGTTTAGCTTTGCGCTACCCGGCGTTTCAATCAGGTAAGTCTGTGCCAGTTCTTCCCAATGATTGAGTGCGTGGACTCGTGATTCTTCCAATGCCGCCCGAAAATCATCATGCGCACCTTCCCAGTTTTGAAGATTACGCCAACCAATATTGAGACGCGAACAGATTTGATAACGGGATAAGCCGAGCCGGCCAAGCTCAACGACTTGATCACAAAGTGCAGGGTCGTACTTTGAAGGACGTCCCAAGAACTTTCCGTTCTTAGATGGTGTCTTAGTAGTCATAGCGCGGATTGTATCCTTGTTGGAGAAATTGTGTTAAGTTTTTTGCAAACATGCGGGTAACAGTAAAAGGTAACAGTAGGCTCGAAAACTATATACGATGTATATATATATATAAATTATCTTTTATATTTATACTGTTACTTACTGTTACCATGTTATTTGCGTTTAGAATCAATAACTTAGCGGGAAACAGCTTGGTAACACGGTAACAGTACTGCATGGTTAATAGCTCCCAGTTTGTTCGATTTCACGCTTTATAGCATCTTCAGTCCGTGTTACTACGTGAGTCCAATTTTGCCCCTGCGATACTGTTACCTGTGCCTTTGTCGTGATAAGCGTAGTAAATCGTTGTGGCTTACCTTGCACTTTGATCAGCTTGCTGGGCTCTATTTCTCCATGCGGCTGCAGTGCTTTGCGTATGTATTGCGCCTTGACCTTGTTGTCGTGGCCCCATCTTTCGCAGAGGATAGACATTTGGTTGGCTGAAAAAGCCGCCACACCTTGAAGATGCTCATCAACCCAGCTTGCCAAGTCAATAGCAAAAGACTCAAGGGGTGTCTTGGATAGAGAAATAGCTATCTGTTTGTAGTTGGTCATTGGGGCTGGTGCGTAGGGGTCAAAGTTTGCTACATCACGATTCATGTACCAATTCATTACAGTTGAGAAGCCGGACCCATTGTTTGTACGAGCCCACTTCATCATGGCTCGAACTCTTTCTAAGATGTCTTGCTGTGAGAAAGTGGGGCACTTATAAATAGCCTCACGGCGTGAGCTGGCACCCATATGAGTGATGTAAGGCTTATTAGATGTGAAGACATAATTTACGTAGTTCTTTATGGAATACTGAGCGCCATACTTGTTGTTGATCGTGATTTCTTTGCCTGTGATTAGATTCTTTAGCTTTGCGGAGTGGTCATCCCTATCCGATGAGGGCTCATTCACAACGACAAAGACCTTGCCTCTCATTGCACCATTGAAGTTGCCAAATAGATCATCGGGGCCTAGCGTAGCAGCCGGTGCGTTCTCACCCATACCCAGCATCTCAGCTATGAACTCCGGAATAGCCGACTTGCCCATACCTTCCATGTCATGTATAAATTGTGGTGTGGTGTTATTCCTACGCCATGGGAATTGGATGACATTGGCAACCCAGTCATGCCAGTACTCAGCAAAATGAGGCTCGGCTTGAAAGAAGTATTCGCAAAATTCTAAGTACGGAGCCGGATCACCCGGTATAGCATCATAAGCCCACGGCTTAAAAAGGTTGTAGCACTTATCAGGTGTTATTTGAATACCTTGGTATTCAGGGTACATGCCAATATGATCTAACTTACAGCACCTAGGCCATTTCTTGTATTCCTCAATGAGGGGAAGCTCCCTGCTACTGGTGGAGCCATTAGGCCTTTGCGTGATCTGCATGAAGTATTGTTGAGCCGAGTCGATTTTGGCCTTGCCCCACGACATGATCAGGCCATCTCTTAGTCGAATCACATCGCCGTTATACAGTGCGTATTGAGTCTTGAACTCATACAACTTGGTTTCCAAGGTGTCTATACCATTTAGCACGGTCGAGGTCGCTGTGAGGACTTGGCCTAAGGCTCCACCGGCTAAAAGATGATCATCAATGGCAAACTTGCTACCCTTACCAGCGCTGAACTTACCCACACGGCAAAGATGTACCTCAGCTCCCAGACCGCGTAAAGTCACCGCTAATCTAGTCTCGGCCATAGCCACCTGTTCGTTAGGCTCCCCATCATCCTCGGCACCATCATAATCGAAGATGATGTGCACCTTGCGGTGTGTATGTTGGAACTGATTCTTACGTTGCCAAGTGATTTGCATCAAGTCACGATGTAGGTGCAATCCCGACTTGTCAGTCCAACTGGTAACGCCGGCCAAGCCGATAGTAGCATGAGGTAACTGATCGGCAGTTGTTTGCTTAGTTATAGACCATGCCTTGAACTCACCCTCCGTTATGATGATGGGAATGCCTACGTCCTGCGCGACCTGTTTCCAGTTCACAGTAGGCGGAAAGTAGATGTGAGACCCACTGGCACGAGCCTGTGAGTATTTCATCTTGCCTCTTGGCGTGAGGATCCTTACACGAGCAAATGGAGTAGGGGCTCCAGTTACATCGAAGTACGGGAGTTTGATGCTCCACTCACGTGTATGGCCTAATAAAGCCTGTGTTTGATCGGGGTCTAGCAGCTCTAAGCCTAGAGCTTGCTCATCCTGATTGGTAAAGCCCCTCTTTGTGAGGAAGGTTTGATATAATGCACTTGGTTGTGTGGTTTGGGCAGCAAAGCCTGACGACATGATGTCATTTTCCTTTATGGTAAATAGCAGTTGCCATAAACTTTTAGGCCCTGACATTCACGTGTCGGGGCCTCATTTTTTGTCAGTTGCATGCCTTGGTTTGTTTCTATATTCATGTCAATAGTCAAAGGTAACAGCATGGTCTCTTCCGCAGATCATTTATGGAGTGTAAAGGAAACCATTGCGATTGATGGCCGCC